AGGCCATGAAACTCGGTGACGACCTCTTCGATGCGCTGGGCGATCGAACGTCGCGCGTCCGACAGGGCGATGGCCTGATCCGTGATGCGGGAGTTCGTAGCGGCATCGAGGCCTTCGTATGCTGTCGCCACATTCTGGATCGCGGTGGCAAGCGCACTATCGCCATCGGCGCGTACAAGGTCGATACGCTCGATCAGGGCCTGAACATCTTCGCCATTCGGTCCAGTGCCGCCCGCCGCAATCGCGTCGACACGTCGCGTCAGGTCCTCGTCGACGCCCTGGGCACGATCAATCTCGGCCGCAAGATCCAGCACGGCACGGTCGAGCTTGGTCTGAGCTTCTACGATCCGCCTATCTGCCTCAGCGACGGCAGCATTCGCCTGACTGGATACGGCCTCAATCCGTTCGCCGGCACCTGTCACCGCCGCATTGATCGCGGGAATGATATTGTTGTTCAGGTCATTCTGATAGGCCTGGGCAGCTGCCAGTTCTTCAAGGAACGCGTTGGCTGGCTTGCCTCCGACAGCGTTCGTATCCTTCGACGTGTTTTCGCTAGTTACATCAGCATTGTCGTCGGGCTTCGTACCCGTCGGATCGGACACCGAGTCCCACTGCGCTGTCGTTGCCGCCTCGTCGATCGCCAGGATCAGCGGATTGTTGCGGCTATCATAGACGATCGGATCTGCTGCCTGGACCGGCAGCGCGTCGCTTGCATCCCACTGGTAAAAGTCCGGCGTCTCGAAGGTCAGCACCATGTTGCAGGTGCCGCCCTGCCCGAGCTCCTGCTCCTTCACCCGAAACAGCGTGCGCGTGAAACCAAGTGGCGCGAAGGTGAAGGGCAGCACATCGCCGACATTGTACTTCCACGCCCGGATGTCGAAGGCCGCACTGAACTGCCGGGAATATTGACGGCGCTGCAGCACCTGCTTGGCGACCCGCTGCGCATGACTGGGGCTTTCGACGACGCCCAGATCGAGCGAAAGATATCGATCCTGCCCATCCGGACTCGGTAAGCTGACCTCGGGATAATCGATCAGCTGGTAGAGTGAGGCCGTCGTCGGATCGACATACTTCCCGCGGACGATGTTCGGCGTTGCCTCGAGCGAAGGATCAGGATCCCAATTGAACGCACCAACGACGTCGTCATCGTTCAGGCCATCATCGATCGCGGCCGAGGCGAGGTCGTTGTGCGACACGACCAGGGCGAGCTTGCCAGCGGTATCACGAAAGCGTGCGCAGCAGCCGGCGCACATCATGTCGAGGGCGGTCTTCTGATCATCGCCTTCCGAGATCACGCCGGCACCGTGATAGCGCGGCTCGTTACCACCGGCCGAACGATTGACGAGCTCGTCGGCCAGGTTCGCCGCGATCTGGAACGATGGAAGGCTGATGCGACGTGCCGGCACCCCGGAGCCCGTTGCCAGCTTCATCACGCCCGTGACCGGGTTGCAGATCCGCCACCCGAGAACGACCCGCAGGATCTGCAGCGGCAGGTTCTCACCGATCACCACGCCATCGTCGGCTGTATAGCGCCAGGTCGACTGATCGTCCGCGCGCATCGGTCCAGATCCACCCGGCACCGTGCTGTCGCGACGGGGATCGTACAGCTTTGCGCCGCGGCCGATCACGGTGATGCGGCTCGGGATACCGCTCGAGAACGGGCTCTCCGCCTTCTTGCTGTTGCCGGTGACCTTGAACCGGAAGCGCGCATAGGCGCAGCCGGTCATGTGCGCGGTGTTCGCGTTCCACTTGCCGCTGGCAAAGGTGAAGGCATTCTGCGGCGTGCCTTCCAGGACGAGGTTCGGGAGTGAAAAGTAGCCGACATATTTGCCGACCACGCCGGTCCTCGCCGACCAGGCCATCTGCGTATCGAACCAGATCTCCTCGACACCGTCGATCGCGTGGCTGGCGAAGCAGATGATCCAGTCGCAGATCTCCTGATCCCTGCCCGACCATTCTTCATACCGGATATCAACAGCCCCGGCCGTCTGGCCGAACCACGTCTTGCGATACGCACGCGGGTCCACGCTCGCACTCAGGCGCTCAGTTTGCGATGCCGTGACCTTGGGCGTCTTTGCCAGAAGGGTCGAAGCGACGCTAAGGCCACCCGACACCAGGAACAGGGTGCTGGCCGAAATGCCGCCGACCGTCAGCGTGCCCGCGAAGCCACCCAGAGCGACGGCGCCGACCCCGGTTGCGATGAGTGCCACCGCGCCGATCGCCAGCGCTGCAAATCCGATTGCCTTTGCCATCGATCAGACCCCGAACTGGACGTGCCAGGCGCGGGGATCCACCCAGCGGCTGCAATCGATGCGGATGAGCCCCTCGCGATCGCCTTCGGCACCGACTGCGGCGATGAAGCCACCAAGGCAGATCCCGAGCAGGCCACCCGACATGACAATGTCGCCGCGGTGGGCCAGCGCTGGCGATACAGCGCCGAACTTGGCGTCGAGCGTCGCGGCGAGATCTCCCGCACCGATGCGGCGCAGTGCACGGACAGATCCTCGGGCAGTCGAATAGCGGCCGCGAAATTCGGGCATGGGATCGACGCCGGTCATTGCCTCGACGGCACCGGACGCGAACGTGCAGCAGTCGTGCGAACCCCAGGCGAACGGGCGCAAGCGAAGGGGCTCGAGATACGCGGCGAGCCGCGTCTCCCAATCGGGTCGACGGTACATTGACGTGCTCCCGTCAGGATCTGCGGCTGGCGCCGTTGGCGATCGCGATCGCGAGCTCGGCCGAGCGATCGCCCGGGTCGTAGCTCTGCTGATCGAGATAGGTGCGGTTCGACGCCTGGCCGAAAAAGGCGAGATACGATTCGACGTCGAGGTTGATCGTCTGGCTCGTCCGATCGCCAACGATCTTGGGCACCGACATATAGCCGGTATAGTACGACCAGATCGCGCCGATGCGCGTCAGCTGCTGCGGATCGAGCATCGCACGCCAGAGCCGGCAATCGCGACCGACGTAATTCGCGCGGTCACCGATTTGCGTCATCAGCTCGTCGTCGACGCCGGCGAGCCCGGAAAGCTGCAGGGACAGCGTATCGGTGCCGCCTTCGCGCGCCTTGACCGGACCGACCGACACGACACGCGGGTCGATCGCGGTGAAGGTGAAGCCGTCGAGATCCTCGTCGCCGGTACCACTGAAGGTGAAGCTGTACGGCGCATTGGTCACGCGGATCGGCTCGTCGGCCAGATCGAGGAAGCAGAACGTCACCGGCTTGCGGACGTCGGCCGCGAGCGCTGCATTCGCCAAGGCGTCGGGGCGGCTGTCCATCAAAACGCCTCCTCGCAATCGAACGCGACGCCGTAATTCTGCCCGATGCCGACGTCCCAGCCGTTCTTCGGGTCCGACATCGCCATCACCGCGTACGGCCGGTTGACCTCGATCGCGGCGCCGTCGGTCGGCACCACCCGGATGTATGGCTTGATCGACAGTGTCGCTTGACCATTGGCGTCGGCCACGACCGGCGCGTTCAGCATCAGCAGCTGCTCGCCGAGCGTGATGAACTGCCCCCGCTTCAGCTTCAGGCCCGCCGCGCCCCAGCCCGACGTCGCGAGCGAGTGACCGCCCTGCCCTGCGCCCCGGACCCGAACATTGATCGCGCCGGCAATCTGCTCACGCTCGCAAGCGATCACGCGAAAGCTGTTTGCGATGCCGTCGCAATCGACGACGAACGCACGCCAGTCGAGCACCTGGGCCTCACCGATGATAGGCGGCAAGGTAACCTTGGCGAACCAGCGCGGCGCGGCCGACAGCAGCGTGACGCGCCGCTTGCCGGTCCATTCGCCGCGGTTGGCCTGCCCGGGTTGGTCGATGCGCCAATCGACCTTTGCGGCGATCGGCGCCGACGGCATGGCGATCAGCATTATTCGAACCCTCCGGGCAGGTCGCCGCGGCCGAGCTTGCGCATCGTCCGCGACGTGGCGCCCGCCATGATCGGCTCGGCGGTGGCACTGACGGTCCGCAGCGAAACGCTTTCCATCCGCGCGTCGAATTCTGGGCCGGCGTTAACCGTCACATTGGCATCGAGCTGCATGCGATCGGCGCGGCGTCCGTAGACGTCGTTCGCTGCAGACTGGACGTTCGGCAGGCGCGGCATGGCGCCGACCATCCCGCCCGTGGCGAATGCCGGCAGGCGGTTGTCGTTCATCGCCTTCAGCGTTGGCAGGTTGCGACGCGTCGCCTCCGCCGTCATCACGAATTCGCCGTTCGACAGCCAGGCGAGAATGTCGTCCGACGTGCCGGTGCCAGGCCCGGTGATCTGACCGCCAGTAGCATAGCCCTTGACCTCGCCGCCCTTGGCAAAGCCAAGGAAGCTGCCGCCGATCGCGTTGACGACAGCCTTCTGGATCGCAATGCGCGCGAGGTCAGCGACGATCGAGGATGCCATCCGCTTGAAGGCGGACTGCACCGACTCGGTCCCGTCGATGATCCCGAGCAGGCCGCTTTCCAACGTCTGCAGGCCGTTGACCGCAACGCCTTGCAGCGCCGTGTTCATGTCGTCGGTGTTGCTCTTGAGATCGGCACGGTACCGATCCAGCGGCCCCGCAAGCGACTGTTCGGCCTGGTCACGCCGACCGGCGAATGCCGGCTCGACACGCCCGAGCTCGCGCTCGAGCCCTTGCTTGCGAACCGGATCCTTTTCCTTGTCGATCGCCGCCTGCAGGGTGGCGCGCGCCTCGCGCTCCTGAAGGTCGAGGATCTGCAGCGCGATCGCACGACGATCCTTGGCGGTGGTCGCAAGATCTCCCTGCAGCTCGAGCAACCCGATCTGCCCGGCAATATCCTGGCGATCGACGTCGCGCTGACGCTCCGCCGTTGCGACGCGCTCGCGGGTGCGAACGCCGGCGACCTTGAGATCGGCACTGGCCGCGTTCAACGTCTTCAGCTCGTCGGCCTTCGCCTGCGACCAGCGCTTTTCAGCAACACCAGCCTGGGCGGCACTGTTCAACCGCTCCTGCTCGAGGCGCAGCATCTGCACGTCGAGGTCCGCCGCGCCTTCGATCGTATCCGCCTGGGTGCGGGTCGCATCGAGCAAGTCCTGCTGCGCACGTGCTTTCAGCTGCGCATAGGCTTCCTCATCACGGATCCGCTTTTGCTCGGCCGCTTCACGCTTGCGCGCTTCGGTATCTGCCTTGCGATCGGTCTGCTCCTGGGAAGGGCCCTTCTTGCCGAACGCGACATGAAATACGCGTTGCGTCGGCTCGTCGAGGATCTGCCTGAGCGCCACGCCCTGCTTGGCGAAAGCCTCCCGGATCTTCGCGATCGTGATTCCTGGACCATAGGCGATGTCGACCGCCTGCCCCCTCTCGTGATCGCTCGTCCCGGGCTTGGCAACCGGGCCGACATGGCGGCCGGCGAGCTTGTCCGCGTAGATCCGTTCCTGATCGGCGGTGCTGCGCAAGCCGCTGGTGACCCGGCCGCCGATGCTCGCGACGATCGTGCGCGCGTCGGCTACCGTGATCGAGCGACCGAGCTGATTATTGTTGCCGGTACGCGACGCGGTCGACTTTTCTTTGTTGGCCTGTTCGATCCTGGAGGCCTGCTGAAGGCGCAGCGTCCGCAGTTGCTTCGTCAGTGCCGCATCGACAGTGCCCTCGGCGATCGCGCGCTTCTTCGCCTGCTCGATCAGGCCGTCCGGACCGTCATATTCGCGATTGATCTGCGCGACCTTGTCCGTGGACCGCTTCGCTGACTCATCGGCAAGATTGGCGCGTGTTTTTTGAACATCGGCATTCGCTTCCGCGATCTTGCCATCTAACGCCTTCAGTCTCGCTTGAAGGTCAACGACCTGCTGTGACGCCTGCCCCTGTATCACCGATGCGGTACCGGCAAAGCCACCGGTGCCAGGCCGGTTGGACGCACGGACCGCGCCACGCGCGTCCGCGAGGTCTTTTGCGAGTTTGGACCGGTCCTTCTGAAGCTGGGCGAGATCCTCCTTCGCGCGGATGTTGGTCAATTCCGCGTTGGTCTTGAGGGCGTCGTTCTGCTTCTTCAGCTCCTCGGTGAGCTTCCGGACGTCATCGGCAGCACCCGCCTCGGTCTTGGCAAAGGCGTCCTTTGCCTGGTCGGCGATCGCGGACTTTTCCGCGTTCTCCTTCAGGGCATCAGTCTCCTTCTTGACGGCGTCGCCGCTCTCCAGGAGCTTGCCCACGAACGGCGAGAGCACGACAAGGGCCGAGCTGAACACGATGCCCCACGGGCCGCCCAGCAGGCCTAGCAACCCCTTTGCCTCGCCGCTGATCAAACTGATCGCCTGGACGACCTGGCCGGACTGCTGCGCGAAGATGATCGTCGCGGCCGTGCCCGATGCATACTGCGTGGCGACGTCGCCCAGCTGATACGACAGCTGCTGGTATCCAGACTTGGCCTGACCGGAGATTGCCACCGCTTTGGTCTGCGCGCCGCCGAGCGCGCCGAGCTCGTTACGAACGCCGGCGATGACGTTCGACTGGCCACGCATGGCAACAGCCTCGCGTTCGGCGCCGATCGCCGCGGCTTCGGCCGCCGTGGCATAGACACGGGCCGCGCCGGCATCGTCCTTCGTCGCGGCCGCTGCGCGCGCAGCCGCATCGGCGACCAGGCGCAGACCTGCGGCCTGCCGCTCGGCCGCGCCCGCCGCCTGATCCGCTGCAGCAGCGTCGACGATCTGGAACGCGGCCGCGCCCGACGGAGCGGAATCCACCTGCTTGGCATTGCGGCGGATCTTGTCGAAGGTCGCGCTGTAGGCGCGCTCGATCTGGCGGGCGGAATGCTCGACGGACTCACCACCGAGGCTGGCAAAGGCCTTGCGCACCTCGTCGGCGGTGTTGTCGGCCGCCGTGCCAAACTCGTTCAGCACAGAACGGCCGGCCTTCATCGCCGCCGATAGTCCGTCGATGTTGCCCGAGACCTGCAGATACAGGTCGCGGCGGTTGGATGATGCCATGTCCGCCCTTCCCGTTATCGCTTGTTCGCGGCGATGCGCGCGTCGATCATCGACCAGAGCTCATGCGGGGTGGCCGACCAGAATTGATCGGCCGACCACCCAAACGCATCGAGCGCAAAGCCCATCAGGCGGCGCCAGCGTCCCCGCTCGTCATCGCTGGAACCGCCTTCGCTTCCCCCGATGCGGTGCGACCACCGGACGCGGCATCGAGCAGGACAAGGGTGAGTCGTCCCAGGGCCTTGTGCAGACCCTCTTCGTAGATCAGCTCGCCGATGCGCTCGTCATCGACGTTCTGGGTCTGGAAGTCATCCGGCGCGGCGCCGGCGCGGATGAGCTCGGCCGCGATCGTGCCGAGCTCTTCGAGCGACAGTGCGCCGGCGTTGCCACGCTGGATGAGGGTGAGCGTCGACCGTTCGGTCTTCCGCTCGATCGCGCGCATCGCGGTGTGCGACGGACGCAGGCGATAGGGAACGCCAGCGAGCAGCAGCTCGTGCTCGCCGCGATCCGGGTTCGCTGGCGCCAGACTCATGCGCCGGCGACCGCGGTGAACGCGTCGACAATCGGCGCCGCGGCGTTAGCCATGTCCATCGAGAAGGTCGCAGGCGCGTCCTTCGGGAACGAAGCCGAGAAATTGCCGATCGCGATGAGGCCGTGATACTTGATCACGTTGCCCTTCTTGAT